TAAAGTTACGTTACCAGAGGCAACACTAACTTCAACATATCCACCAATAGAATCATCCAACAAATCAATAAGGTTTTCGTTTAGTACGTCACCCCATGTACCTGTGTTTTCTCCATCGGTTTGTTTTACAAATCCTAATTGTGTATAATTTGACATATTATTTTCCTAATTCGCTGTTCCTATTTTCCATATTTCTGTTCCTCCAGATGTAGTATTTATTAAAGACCACAATCTTACATTTCCAATATTACCTGTAGTGCTAACCCCTGTAACTGTATTTACGGTTGCTGTTCCTGTAATACCAGAAGATATATTTGCTGAGCTTAATCTTAAATTATCGTAACCAACTTGAATAGTTAATGAACTACCAGATGCAACTTCATTACCAAGAGCAGTTGTTGCCGCTATACCTGTTTCTGCAAATACAGCACCATCATTCCAACCATTGTCCCCGTAGGCACTATTGTTATATCCAAAAGTACCAGAACCCATTAACTAATCCTAATTAATGCAGTGTTGTGAGCCGCACTTGGAAATTGAACTTGAAATGTTCCGTTAGATGATGAAAAATCAGCACCAAAATCTAAAACTGCAATTGCCGCATTTGATTTAGAGTTATTATAAATTAAAGCTCCCCTAGCTGTTATAGTTGCAGATGTAAAACTTGGGTCAGCCGCATCAAAAAATGCAACATTATTTGTAGAGTCATAAGCCACAGCTTGACTAGAAAGTGTTGCACCTCCTGCTGTGTACCCTGTTCCACTTACTTCATTTGTAGTAGTGTATGCTGATGTAGTTGCACCTAAAGTTGCACTTGATGTGTATAATGATATTTTTAAAGTGTCACCGCTACTTCCTAAATTTTGTCCTCCATCTAAACAATCTTGTTTAAATGCATCTGTTAATACTTGCGTAATTGCCATTTATTTCTCCTATGTACTCATTGGTTTTAACGTATTTTCACCCATCACATTTGATGGAGAAGAATAATCATCTCTTCTTCTACGTCTAGTTTGATTATTAATTGTTTCAACTGCTGATTGATATCTTTGCGTGTATATTGCTAGGTCTTCTCTATTTTTAGAAAAAGTACAAGCCTCCATTAATGCTCCGTAAAGAATTAAATCTTGTGCATTTTCTGTCAACCAATTAGTTGTATTAGAACTAGATAGTTCTGTTAGTCTTCTTGCATACGTCATTTCAATATTAAGAGCCGCACTTGGCGTTGGTGCTACTAGTATTGCTGTATCACTATAGTTAGCCCAATAAATTGGTGAACCTGTTATAGATGACGTAGGCCAATAATCATAAATAAATTCATCAGTTCTTTCTTCTAAAAAATATCTTTTTCCATTAGAATCTAAATATAAAAAATGAAAAATAACTTTTGCATCTGTTGGCTTACTAACAAATCTATCTCCAACATTTAATGTTGTGTTAGCTGATTCGTGAAAAGCATATGGCTCAATGTCTCTTGCAATTCGGTGCTCTGCTAAAGAAATAAAATTATCTGTTTCATTAGAAAATTCTGTTCCGTCATTTTCCATCCAATCTTTAAGGTCTTGCGTTAAAGTCGCATATGTCATTGTTGCCATAAATTATCCTACATCATCTATTAAAGCGGCTACTATGCAATTTGCTGTTGCGTCTCCTGCATCACCTATATCTGATGAAATTGCGTGTAAGTCTGCTACTGTTACATTTGGCAATCTTCCAAACCATGATTGAGAAGGCCCAATAAAAATACCATCAGCTAAATTAAATGCGGCGGCTCCTGCATCTATAGATAACATAATACCATCTGCTGAACTTTGATTTTTTATAAACAAAAATTTAACTTTATCACCTGCGGCTATTGCTGTGGGTGCTGTGTCTTGGTCAACGGCTGTGTAATCTAAAAAACTACCTGCAATTAAATCTGCACTTGTTGTTGTTACAGCAGTTAACTTATAGTACCATTTATCATTAGCATCATCTGGTGCTACCGTCATAGAACCACTAATAGTTTTAGCTATCTCATCTGGTAGTATAGTTGCTGTAAGTGTTATTGATGCATCATCTGCCATTATCTTTTACCTTCTTTTATTAGACGTTCTTCTCTTTTTTCAAGTTTTATTTTTTCTTCTTCTTTAACATTCCTAATAAATCCTTTTACTGGATTTTTTATAATACTCATTTTAATTGGTGTTACTACTGCGTCTGCCATATTATCCCTTAGTAATTTTAAATGATAAACCCATGACGGGTACTGTTACGTTTTTAATTTTTTTTGAAGTCAAAATGTTTCCAGAGTTTACCTTCAAATCGGTAGCCTCCAAAATGGGAGAGACTGGAGCCAAGGTCTGACCAGATTTTTCCTCCAATTTTTTGCCATCTTCTTGAGAAAGCATAATCTTCTGATAGGTATCTTCCATCTTCATCCTTCATTGTATCAAAAAACAAATAAGTATTATCTGAATCATATTCTTTACCGTTTACTATTTGGTCAGTTATATAATGTAAATCTTGATATTCTTTTTTCATTTTTTCTAAGCATGAGCGTTGGATTAACATGAACCCAGTTGCCGCATCTAATACTTCTGCAAAGCCACTCTCAACATTTATATTATCTTTATCTTTAAAATTTAAAACATAAGGAGAACTTAAATCTTTGTAATCTTTTTTTTCTTTAATTAAATCCGGTATACCATCCCAATTTATCATTTTCATAGGGTAAGGTGCACACAATACTTCTTTATTAAATTCTAAAAATCTTAATAATAATTTTGCATCAAATCCAATATCTGCATCAATAAACAAAAGGTGAGTAGCATCTTTATCATCTAAAAAATTTGCTACTAATGTATTTCTTGCTCTAGTAACTAGCGACTCTTGTCCAAGTGTTTGAACTCTTAATGCTATATTTTCTTCTCTACATAAATTTTGTAAATCAAGAATACTATGAAAGTAATCTTCACTTAACCAACTACCATAACACGGTGTTGCAACAAATATATTTGCTTTAGCTGACACTCACTGATTCACTACCTAAACTTACACTTAAAGTCAAGGCTGATACTAATGGTGTGGCATTTGCTGATGTAAATGTACCAACAAATTTTTTACCTTCAGTAACTCCAAGTGAAGCCATTAGAGTTGATACAACACCATTCTCTATTTGTGCTGATGGAGTTAATGGTACAGGTGGATTTGCATTTTTTAATGCTTCAGCATCTGGGCTATGTTTTCTTGGTTCTAACTGTGGATGTTTAGCTTCAAATTCACTTTTATGTACAAAAGAACCATTCCACTCTTTAACCATCTCACTATAAGGAAAAGCCATTCCGCTTCTATCAGATATAGCTTTAGAATATTTACCTGTTGCAAAAGCCATTATACATTATACCTAAAATCGGGAATAATTTTTAAATCAACTTTTTCTCTGTTATCCTGCATTGCTCTATTAAATTCTTCTTCATAAAGCATTTTAAGTTCTTGCCTGCGTTGTTGTTCAATTTGTGGTCTCTTCAATGAAAGATAGTAAGCTAATCCACTAATTGCACACGGCAAAAATCTATTTGGTATATCAACTGATTCTGTTGCGGCTGTAATATCCTCTACAGCTTTTCTTTCTTTATATCTAAATGTATCTGCACTATCTGGTGTTGGATACAAATATAACACTGGTGTTAATTGTTTATCTATAAAATATTGATTTGGTCTACCTTTAACATCTTTATTAGGAATTTTTAAATAATCATCACGACTAATTCTTTCCATTTGAAAATCAGTTCTAGTTCCATCAACATTATCTATAGATATAACTGCTTCCTCTATATCTACAGTATAACTATTTAATGTATAATTTGCTGTACCCGATGTAAGAGTTTGTGTTGATTCACCAACACTCCAAAGTTGAATACTTCTGTTACTCCATTCCTTAAACAATAGATTAAGGCTTCGTCTTCCAGAAGAAGATTCTTTTCCTGTTACTGTTTCACCACCAATTCGGCTATAAGCCTCCTCAATGATTTCATTAACAAATAGTGTAAATGTACGAGTTCCAGAAGTTGCCATATTTTATCCTAATATGTTTTACTTAATTTTAAAACAATTGTGTAGTGGTCTCCATCAGTGT